GATTATTAAATGCGCTCCAGATAAGCGCGGGGAATGTCATCGAAAGGCGATCGTCTTTTTCAAAGGTAAACTTTGCCGTTGCTCTGTCGGTTTTAACTTTCCCGTAGTGATGCCGGAACGATTTTAGCTCCGCAATATTTCCGTCCTGCATAATGCACCCGACAACCTCAAGACGCACCTCGCGATATGTCTCTATCAAATCAATAACGGCGTTTCCCTGTACGCTTATTTCAAGCGTCCCGCCGCCGGTAAATCCTTGTTCGCTCGCGTTCGGTTTGTAACTAAATGTTCCCGCCGTGTACACGTCGCCGTTAAACGTTACGCTTTTGACGTCGTTCACAAATCGCATAACAATCGTATTTTTGTCATCGTGCAATTTAATCAAAAACGGGAGCGAATACCGCCCGTGCTGCTGGGCGAGCTTTTCGAAACTTGCGTTCATACTTCCCTCACGGTGATCGACACGGTTTTCGGCATCTGCCCCGAAACAGACGGAGTGTCGGTCATGATATACTCCGTGTTTCCCGTATGCGTAAACAAATCGGGAAACAAAAAACTTTCCGAGCTGGAAAGTAATACGTTGTCATACCACGTCCAAAATATGCGTTCTTCCTCGTCCGACCAAAAATCGATGTTGAATGAAAATGTATGTTTCGGCGCAGAATTTAATAAAAACGTGCGCGATTTTCCGCTTTCGAATTCTGTCGCTTTTATATTTTCTTTGACGCCCGTACTCATACCGTAGGCTGATTTATTTACCCCTGCAGGCCATAAAACCATATACCCCCCTAGTTCGTATATCGCGTACCGCCGAACGATGATTGCGCGGCGATGAGACTTTTATTCATGCGCCCGCTTCCGATGTCGTCGCTTACGATTTTTCGTATCATTATCCGCATTCCGTCTTCGGTCATCTCCGGCCGTGCCGATACTTCGTTCGACGCTGAATTAAAAATCTTTACGTTCATTTGCGGCTTCGTGCCGAGTTGATTCGAGTTTATGCTGTCGAATAGATTGCGCTGCTGGGCGCGATTTAAAATCATCTCGCCGGAGTTCACGTTCGCCGTAACGCGATCGCCGGTATAACTCGTACCGCCGACAATACCGCCGGTTGCAAAATTACTCGGCGGGATCGGTTTATTTGCAATAATCGTTGCAAGCTGCGCGCCCCCCGCCGCCGCAACCATCGCCGCCATTGCGATTTTTAATGCCGCCGGCCCCGTTTCCTGTGCAAGGGTTGATACCATTGCTTGCGCGGTGTTTGCCGTTGCCTGCGCAATGCTCCCCGCCCATTGCCACATCTGTATGCGATATGTCTTTTCGGCAGCTTCTTTTTCAATTTCGCTTTTTTGTTTTTCGTATTCTTCTTGACTGATAATTCCTGCGTTGTATTGTTTTTCGACTTCCGCCTGCTTTACCGTCGCTTCGTTTTTCGCCTGCTGCGTTACAAGCTCGGAGATGGTCGCCAAAATACTCGTATATTGAGACGCAAACGATGTTATGATTTCGATCTTCTTTTCGACCGATTCGAGCGTTGCCCGCTCGTCCGCCGCTTTTTCTTCGGCGATTATTTCCTTTCGTTTTTCGGATAATTCTTTTACTTTTTGCGTATATTCTTCATTGATTTCCGCTTTCTTTTCAGCGGTGAGCTTTTCATATTCGATTTCAAGGTCGGATATTTGTTTCGCCATAATTTCCGACTGTTTCAATTTTTCGCCGCCGAGTGCGTCGTCGAGGTCTTTCAACAGCGCCTTTTTTGCTTCTTCGGCTTCCGCTTCCTTTTTCGCGCTGTTTGTTTTTTCTGTAAGCTCGAGTATTTTTTCGCGCTCGATACGTTCGCGTTCGGCATCCCCCGTGATCGTTCCTTGCGCGTCCTGTATCAATTTGATATACGCGGCAATTCGCGTTTGGAGCATCTCTTCATTTGCTCCTTGTTCAAATTCTTCTTCCGAGAGTTCGTGGGTTTCGTTGTTTATTTGTCGCCTTATTTCAAGCTCTTCTTCTTTCGCCGCAATCGTTTCGCGATATGTTTTCAGTGCGGCTTCGGCTTTGTCGTTGTTTCCCTTTTCAATCGCCGCCCTCGCTTCGGCTGCCTTTTTTGCGTCCTCTGCTGCCTTTGCTCTCGCGGCTTCGTCGCTTTCCGCCTGCGCGCGCTTTTGTACTTTCGTCGTCAGTTGTTCAATTCGTGCTTTCGACGCTTGCCATTGCTCGGCGAGCTTACCGGTGTTTTTATTCCATTCGTCAAGCTCCCGTTTTGCGGCCTGCACATCTGCGGAGAATTCGCCGAACACGCCGCTTTTGCTCATCGAGTTATATTTCGTAAGCGCTTCGCGCGCTCTTTTGTCGGAATGTTTTAACTGCTCGTCGATACTTTTAAATCGTTCCTGCTCCTCTTGCAATAACAATTTATCCTGATCGAGCGTTGTTTTGCCGGATTTTTCAGCTTGCTTTGCGTCGTAGTATTCCTCTTTCTTTTTCTTCGCGTCTACCCAGCCGTTGATAAGTTCGGTAAAAAAATTGGCAACGGGCGTCATCGCCTCTACGAACGGTTTCCCGAGCGTACTCTTTAAATCGTCGAATGCGTTTTTCAGCTGCGTACCGGCGCCGGTCGTCTTTGCGACTTCTTTCGCCATGCCTTTATACTGTTCAGCAACGATTTTTACCGCGTCGCCGTTTTTAAGCTGTTCTTCGGTGAGGTTTTTTATTGCGCCGTTTTGCCGTCCGAGCGTACCGGACATACCGTTATAGGTTGCATTAAGAGATGATACGGCGCTGTTTAAATCCATCGTACCGGACGCGGCAATATCGACGGCAGCGCCCATGATATCCATAATCTGTTGTTGCGTGCGCCCGCTCGCCGAAAGTTGCGCCATCATCGGCAACAGCTCGCCCTCGCTGTAAACCGTAAGCGATTGGATTTCGGACGCATAATTTCGAAGTGCGGAAACGTTCGAATCGTTCAAATACGGATTATTTCGCGCGGCGATTTCAAGCTGTTTTTCGGCTTTTGTCTGTTCGATGTATGATTTCGATAGATCGCTTACGACGGCGGAAACGGTCGATACTGCGCCTTTTACCAATCCCAATGCGGATGACAATTCGGTAAACGGCATCGATACATTTTTAAACTTACTCTGTATCGATTGCCCGAACGACGATAATTTATTCGATAGTGATTTTAAATCTTTTTCGGTCTTTTGTGTGTCTAATCGTGTTTCAATATTTATTCCGCCGTCGGGTGCTGCCATTAAAAAATCTCCTTGACTTTTTCGCACAATACTGTAATATTAAAAACGAGGGACGCGATGACTGCTTTAGTAATTCTTGCCGTGATAATCGGCGCCGTTTTAGGCTTTTACTACCTCGTATGGCTTCTCGTTAAAGCCGTTCATAGCCGTCTCGACGATAAGCTCCCGTCCGTCGCTCCCGAAAAACTCGACCTGCTCGTTGCACTCGGATTATTGTTTCGAAAGAATTAATGCTCAAGCAATTTATTAAACCGTTCCCGCGCCGCTCTGTTTTCCGCGCTTTCCTTTACAGGCAATGCCCAGATACGTTTCAACTTCGCCATCGTTTTATCTTTGCCGGGCTTCGAACAACGATAGCTCATAATCTCGTTAAACTTCGTCCCCGTAAGCCCCGCAATCAACGCGCGTACTTTATGCCAGTGTATTTCCGTTTCACACAAATCGATCCCGTAGCACTGTATAATAGCTGCATAGATTAAATCTGCATCAATGCTGTAGTCGATGATCCGCTCGCTCGTCACCTCGCCCATTGCGCGCGGGATTTCTTTTTTCTCCCAGTAAAAACCGAGTAAGGCGTTGAACGCTTCTTTCTTGTCTTCAGGCGCGTCGCCGTCAAACAAAAAATCGAAGTCGGCGAGCGTCGCGTCCTCGTCGTCGATAATTTCGGCGAAGCGAAACCAGTACGTGTGCCCTGTTTTTACCTTATAAAATCTGCCGGACACACACACGCTATCCGGCAGATTGAGCTTCGTCAAAAGGCTCATGCTGCGGCGGTGAACGTCGGCACATTTCCTGCGACTTCGCAGGTGCCTTTGGTGATCGTGCCGTTGATGTTGGTGTTCACGGTAAGCGTGCCATCAACGGGATTGAGGTTGTCGAATGTGAAAAGCACGTTGCATAACCATGATTTAAACTTCGACGTTCCGCCGGACGTATCCTCATCGTTGTAAAACACAATGAGCATTTTTCCTTTCGCCTTTGCGCCGACGGGAAGCTCGTAAAACTTTTTCCAGAAAAAGTCATAGTCGCTTTCCCCTTTTACGAGCGTAAGCGGCTCGCTCAACGAGGGCGAGTAGCGCTCGATGATGGTCGTCGGCGCGTGATCGACGATAAAATCGCGCTCGGCTGTCTGTGCGTTGAGCGTGATGGTGTTATCGGTCGATTTACATACCTGCGTCCACGTAGGCGCGCCGGTTCCCGCTTCCGAGACAAATAACGCGACGTGATATTTTTTAAGCTCGCCGCCTGCTTCCAATGTTTCCGCCATAGATTACTCCCTATAAATAATTTTTACCGTACACGTGTACGTCGTCTTTCCGCTGTCGCTCATATCTACAAATTGCGGCAACGTTACCGCTTCGCACTGGCAAATCAGCCTGTCGTCGTCAATTCGCAAAATATGATGATTGTCAAGCGTTTTAATAATATCATCGAGCGTATCGCGCGCTTGTGTTGCATTCGGGCTTCGGCAATAAAACGAGAGCTGTTCCTCTACGCGCCGCGTTCCGTCGATAAACCGCCGTTCTGCAGCTTCGCTCGGATCGTAGCGGCAGATGATGTCGGTCACCCCCGCCTTATCGTCCGCAAATACATCGTTGTAAATCGTTAAGTCGAGTTTCTTTTTCAGATACTCATTTACCAGCTTCGCGATACCCTTCATTTGCGATACTCTCCCATTCTTTCATTCTCCGTGCTTTTGCCGTTTCAAACCATTTGCCCGTTGCGTTCGGGTTGCGGTTGTGCCGTTTATCGGGATAGTCGTAGTATTGCGCTCTAGCATACGGCGTTACCCACGATATCACCCCGCTTCCGATGACGGTAGCAATAATCGCGCTCTTTTGGAGCGTTCCCGTTTGCATCGGGCAATATTTGTTACTGTCGGCGAGGACTGCGGCGTCAAGTCGCTTTTGTGCGGCGGATGCGTTTTTGTTAATTTTTTGCATGATTTTTGCCGTATCAAAATCGAGCTTTGCCGCAAGTTCAAACACCTTTTTACTCATACGAGTGCCGCCTCATAATGATGTACGTCCGCCGTGTCCGCAAAATAGGGCGTCGCCTCGCGCACGGTGTAGGCCGTGCCGAGAAATT